CGTTGATGTCGCCCAGCTCTACGCCTACACGCGCGAGCGGGGGCCGTGGGGATCGGATGTCACGATCGGATGGGTGGCGTCGACCTACATCCACGTCGGCCGCGAATGGTTTCTGGAGGCGGCGCTGAAACAGGGCGCGACACACGTCCTTTGGTTGGACTCGGACATGACCGTCCCCAGGGAAACCGCCGTCCTGCTCTTCATGCATGACACGCCGATCGTCGCGTGCAACTACGTCGTCCGCCAAGCGTCGGGGCTGTTCACGGCGTCACGCGACGGGCAGCGGGTGCCGACACGCGCGGAGAGCACCGGCCTCGAGGCGGTCGAGTACGTCGGCCTGGGCGCGATGTTGATGCGGACGGACGTCGTCGCGGATCTCGGCCGGCCGTGGTTTCGGCACGGGCTCACCGAGCTCGGCGGCGATGTCGGCGAGGACGTCATGTTCTGCCGTGGCCTCGGACGCGCCGGCTACACGATCTACATCGACCACGATCTCTCGAAACAGGTGGGGCACATTGGCCAGCATACGTACCGAATCGAAGCCGAAACCGTCCCAGTCTGAACAGGCGATCGTCGAACTGAAGCCGCCGGCGGACACCGGGTTCAGCGGGACGGCCAAGTTCCTCGTCGTCGAGCAGGCGCCACTCATCGAAGAGCTGCTGAAGCGCGGCTATACGAAAGTCGAGCGGTGATTGCGACGGACCTTGACACGACGCAGACGCCGGGGTGGTTCAACCACGGCGCGGAACTGCTCCGGCTGGTGGAATTGCATCGGCCCGAGGTCTGTGTCGAGCTCGGCACCTGGCTGGGGGCGTCTGCGATTCCGGTCGCGCTGGCGGTGCGCCGGTGGGGCGGGACGGTGACCTGTATCGACACCTGGGCCGGGGACGTGGCGTTCCATCCGGAACGGCGCGCGATGACTCCATGGATGCTCGTCAGTTGTGCGCGGAATCTGGTCGAGGCCGGCGTCGGCGCCGACGTGCGCCTGATTCCCGCGACCACGCGCGCCGCGGCGGCGAGTTGGACCCAGCCGATCGACTACCTCTACATCGACGCCGACCACACCTACGACGGCGTGCGCGCGGACCTCGAGGCGTGGGCGCCGTTCGTCGTCCGCGGCGGGATTATCCTCGGTGATGACTACGGGCATGCCGCGTTCCCCGGCGTGCGGCAGGCGTGGGACGAATTCGAACAGGCGCACGGCCTCACGTTGACGCGTTACCAGTCGGACCCGCCGGACCCCGACGGCATCCAGTTGATCTACGGCACGGTGTAAAGGAGACGGCATGGCGGACAAGGACGAGAAACCGAAGACGGTCACGATGACAGCCGTGCAAACGCACAGCTATCACGGCGAGAACTACGACGTCGGCGACACCTACGAGGCCGACGAAGGCGACGTGGCGACGATTCAAGTCCAGGGCAAAGGCTATCCGGCCGATCCGAAACCGCCGGCGAAAGTCAAAGAGACGAAGAAGTAACGCCGTGCACATCGAGCTGCAGGTCTTCGGGCGGAAGGTGGAGGTGCAGACCAAGGCGCTGCAACTCAACGCGCTGTCTGGTCGCGGCGGCTGGTGGAACATCATCGGCGAGCCGTTCATGGGGGCCTGGCAGCGCAATATCGAAGTCCGCCCGGACAACGTCCTGACCTTCAGTGCGGTCTTCGCCTGTGTCACCTTGATCGCGTCCGACATCGCGAAGCTGGGGCTGTGGTTAGTCGAGGAAGACGCCAACGGGATCTGGTCGCGGACGGAGTCGTCGGCGTTCAGTCCTGTCCTTCGCAAACCTAACAGGTACAGCACGCGGATCAAGTTCATCGAGCAGTGGATGACCTCCAAACTCATTCACGGCAATACCTACGTGCTGAAGCAACGCGACCAGCGCGGCGTGGTCACGGCGCTCTACGTGCTCGACCCGACGCGCGTGACCCCGCTCGTGGCTGAGGATGGATCGGTCTACTACCAACTGCGGCGGGACGACCTCTCCGGACAGCGTGCCGACACGATCACGGTGCCGGCGCGCGAGATCATCCATGACACCTGTGTCTGTCTCTTCCACCCGTTGATCGGCGTCAGTCCGATCTATGCGTGTGGGACCGCAGCGCTCCAGGGCCTCAGCATCCAGGCGAACAGCCAGAAGTTTTTCTCGAATGGCAGTATGCCGAGCGCCATTCTGACGGCGCCGCAAGGCATCACGAATCAGCAGGCGGAGGATCTCCAGGCCCGCTGGCAGACGCAGTTTGGCGGCAATAATTTCGGGAAGGTTGCGGTGCTCGGCGGGGAGCTGAAGTTCAACCAGCTCGCCATGAATGCCGTCGACTCGCAATTAATCCAACAGCTGGATTGGACGGGCATCAACGTCTGTTCTTGCTATCACATCCAGCCCTACATGATTTCGATCGGGCCGCCGCCGCCCTACGCGAACATCGAACCACTGACGATCCAGTACTACAGCCAGTGCCTCCAGTCGCACATCGAGAACCTGGAACTCGTGCTCGACGAAGGGCTGGAGCTGCCGACGGCGCCGCGGCGGTTGGGCACCGAGTTCGATCTCGATGACCTGATGCGAATGGACACGGCCTCGAAGACGACGGCCGCGCAGACCGCGATCAGCTCGGGCGGGATGTCGCCGGATGAAGCGCGGCGGCGCTACTTCGATCTCGGCCCGGTGAAGGGCGGGAACACACCGTACATGCAGGCGCAGATGTATGCGTTGTCTGCCCTAGCGGAACGCGACGCGGATCAACCGTTCGCGAAGCCGACCCCGATGCGTCTGCCGAATGAGCCGCCGCCGGACGAGGAACAACTCCCAGAGGATAAAGCAGCCAGCTTCGGCGCCGCGCTCCGTCAGAAGGCGCAAGCGGTGGGGTTGGTCGCGTGAGTCGGATACTTGTTGGACTTCCGTCGATTTACGGATCCCGGCACGACGCGCAGGTTCGCTTCGCAATGAAGCCCGCTGACCGTTTTCCCGCGCAGCGGATAGATGTGGTCCACCTCGTGGCGGATCCCAGTCTCGCGCGTCAATCGGACGGCCTCTTGATAGAACGCCTTCATCGCCTGTTGATTGGCCCAGGCTGGTATCGCCTGCTGTCGAGTCTTCTGTCTGACGATGTACGGCGTTTGATAGCCGGGGTGAGCCGCCCGCCAGTTGCGCGCACGTTCATTCACCCAGTCTCGGTTTGCATCCACCCACTTCTGGGATGTCGCGCGACGTTGGTCCTTGTTCTTCGCGCGGCTGAGTTTGTCCTTTGCGCGCACCTTGCTGCGATTCGCCGCGTGATAGGCCCGGCCCCTCGCCCGCATCTGTTCGAGGTTCGCAGCGCGGTGGGCGCGACCGTAGGCGCGCTCCTGTTCGCGATGCAATGGGCGGGTAATCCGTCGCCGAGCCAACAGCTCCTCCCGATGGGCGGCTCGGTATTTAGCGGTGCGCTTGCGGCCGTCTGCGCGTCGCTTGGCTTTGTATTCCTCATCCGTCACCACTCGATCTTGGGCCAAGCTCAGCCGGATAGCCAGCACCAACTGAGGGCGTATGCCGCTTGACATGGACGCCCTCGCCACGGACGTCGTGCTGCTCGTTAAGACAGCGTTGGCCCCGCTCCAGCAACAGATCGCCGTGCAAGCGGCGCAGATCGCGGACCTCTCCCGGCGTGTGCAGGACGACGCGCTCACGAAAGAACTGGGAGGCTTGCGCGAGCGCGTCGCCGTCATCGAAGTCAGGCCCGTGCAGCCCGGCCCCCCGGGCGATCCCGGCCCCCCCGGGAAAGACGGGACGGACGGCAAGGCGGGCCTGACGTATCAGGGCGTCTATCAGGACGGGAAAGCCTACGAGCCCGGCGACGTGACCACCTGGGCGGGATCCACCTGGCACTGCAACGAACCGACGGAGACGAAACCAGGCGACGGGTCGAAGGCGTGGACGTTGATGGTGAAGCGTGGACGTGATGGTCGCGATGGAGCGGTGAAGTAAATGGCCGCTGCCCTCGTCACGCTCGCGACCGCGAAGTTGCACCTGAGGATTACGACCGCGGCGCTCGACCCCGGCGACGCGGACATCCAACTGAAACTGGATCAGGCGGAAGCGGTGATCCTCGACTACCTCGACACGTCCGCTGATGCGGCGTGGGTCTCGCCGGCGACCGCGCCGGGGTGGGTGACGGCGTCGATCCTGCTGGCGCTGACCGATCTCTACGAGCATCGGGGCGACGATCAGACGTTGTCCGAAAAGACGTGGGAGGCCGTGACGCGCCTGCTTGTGCGAGCGCGGAATCCGGCGCTGGCATGACCGTGGTGGCGGTCGGCAAACGGATCCATGTGGTGAGTCTGGCCAATACCACCACGACGCCGGATGGGGACGGCGGCTTTACGGAGATGCTGACCCCGCTCACGCCGGCCACGCTGTA